ATGTGGTGACGATCGACCGCGGCACGAACAAGGTGTTGGCCATCTACCGCAACTGGGAAGAGCCGGACCCCACGCACATCAAACGCGATCACTTCGTACAGTACGACTACATCACTGGGTTTGGCGCCTACGGCATCGGCTACATCCACCTGATCGGTGGCTACGCCCGTGCGGGTACCGCCCTGATCCGCCAGCTGGTGGACGCTGGTACGCTGAGCAACTTGCCCGGTGGCTTGAAGGCCCGCGGCCTGCGCATCAAGGGTGACGACACCCCGATCGCCCCCGGTGAGTTCCGTGATGTGGACGTGGCCAGTGGCACAGTGCGCGACAACATCATGCCGCTGCCCTACAAAGAGCCAAGCCAAGTGTTGGCCGCGCTGCTCGACCGGATCACGAACGAAGCGCGCCGTCTGGGCTCGATCGCCGACATGCAGGTCAGCGACATGGGTGCGAATGCTCCGGTAGGTACCACGCTGGCTCTGTTGGAGCGACAGCTCAAGACCATGAGCGCCGTTCAGGCCCGGGTGCACTACTCGATGAAGCAGGAGTTCAAGCTGCTCAAGGGGATCATCCGCGACCACGCTCCCGAGAAGTACCCGTTCCAGCCGGTGGCTGGCAGCCGCATGGCCCTCAAGCAGGACTACGACATGGTGGACGTGATCCCCGTGTCCGACCCCAACAGCTCGACCATGGCCCAGCGGATCATGCAGTACCAAGCTGTGATCCAGCTGTCCCAGTCTGCGCCCCAGATTTACGACCTGCCTCAGCTGCACCGTCAGATGATTGAAGTGCTGGGCGTCAAGAACGCCGACAAGCTCGTGCCGGTCGAAGACGACATGAAGCCCAAGGACCCCGTGTCCGAGAACATGGACATCCTGAACATGAGCCCGGTCAAGGCGTTCGTGTATCAGGACCACGCCGCGCACATCCAAGTGCACATGGCTGCCATGCAGGACCCCGAGATCATGAAGCTGATTGGCCAGAACCCGCAGGCGCAAGCCATGCAGGCGGCCATGATGGCCCACATCGCGCAGCACACTGGCTACGCGTACCGCCAGCGCATCGAGCAGCAGCTCGGTATCACGCTGCCCCCGGAGAAAGACGAGCTGCCGCCGCAGGTGGAGCTGGCACTGTCGACCATGATGGCCCAAGCCGCGCAGCAGGTGCTCGCGCAGAACCAAGCCAAGGCCGCTCAGGAGCAGGCCCAGCAGATGGCACAAGACCCGGTCCTGCAGATGCAGCAGAAAGAGCTGGAGATCAAAGCCCAAGAGGTGGCGATCAAGGACAAGAAGGTGTCCATGGACGCCGCTGCCAAAGCCGACGAGATTCGTCTCAAGGAAGAGGAGCTGCAGGCCAAATACCAGCTCGAAGGGTTCAAGGCCGGGCAGACCGACCGTCTGGACCGTGCCCGACTGGCCGCGGAGCAAGAACGCGAAGGTGTGCGCATCGGCGCCGACCTCGCCAAGGCCCGCCTGCAGTCGCAGAACAAACCCCAACCGAAAAAGGGTGAGTGATGGACACACAAGTGCTTGAGTACTTGAACACCAAGTACGGCGACGAGATCAAAGTAATTCAAGAGAGTTTGGGAGCCGGCGCAGCGAAAGACTACGCCGAGTACCAGAACCTGTGCGGCGTTATCCGGGGTCTGTTGACCGCACAGCGCGAAATAAACGACCTCTTGCGAAAAGTAAAGGACTACGATGACTCCCTTTGATACGCAGGCTGTGGACCTGTCTGGCATTCTCAACAAATCAACCGAGGAGAAAGCCAAGCAGATTCCCGATCCTGTGACCTACCACCTCCTGTGCGTTCTCCCGGAGATTGACGAAGCATACGGCGATTCTGGTCTGGTGAAAGCCGGCCAAACCATGCACTTTGAAGAGCTGCTGTCACCTGTACTGTTCGTCGTGAAGATCGGGCCGGACGCTTACAAGGACGAAAAGCGCTTCCCCAACGGCCCTAGCTGTAAGGTAGGTGACTTCGTCTTGGTGCGACCGAACACCGGTACGCGCATCAAAATCCACGGCAAAGAGTTCCGCATCATCAATGACGACTCTGTGGAAGCTGTTGTACAAGACCCGCGTGGCATCACGCGCGCATCATAAGGAGGCGCATCATGGCACTGGAACAAGTTGAGTTCGAGTTCCCCGACGAGAAGGAAGCCAAGGAAAACGCCCGCAAGGGCGGTGCCGTGGTCACTCCCGAAGAGGACAACGTCGAGATCGTCGCAGACGACAAGCCTGAGATCGAAATCGTCGACGATACCCCCGAAAAAGACCGTGGCCGTGAGCCGATGAAGACGCCCCCGCCGGCTGATCTGACCGATGATGACCTGACCAAGTACGACGTGAGCGTGCAGTCCCGCATCAAGCAGGTTCAGAAAGGCTACCACGACGAGCGACGCGCCAAGGAAACTGCGCTGCGCGAACGTGAGGAGGCTCTGCGTCTGGCCCAGCAGCTGGTCGAAGAGAACAAAAAGCTCAAGGGGACTCTGTCCGAAGGCCAAACCGCCTTCATCGAGCAGGCCAAACTGGTCGCCGAGAACGAGGTCGAAAAAGCCCGTGCTGCCTACAAAGCAGCGTACGAAGCTGGCGACTCCGATGCTCTGGTGATCGCGCAAGAGGCACTTACTGCGGCCAAGATGAAAATTGACCGCGTAAATAATTTCAAGCCGACCCCTTTACAGGAGCCGGAAACTGCGGTACAACCCGCATCACAACCTCAACAGGTTCAAGTCGATCCTAAACTGCGCGCGTGGCAAGACCGCAATCCGTGGTGGGGATCGAACAAACGGATGACAGCCTACGCCCTTGGCTTCCATTCCGAACTGGTTGAGCAAGGACATACCGCTGGAAGTGACGATTACTACAAAGCGATCGACACGGAAATGCGGACTCGCTTCCCCGATGTGTTCGAGTCCGGGAAGGTCGAGAAACAAGAGGACGCGCCTACTCCTCCGAAAAAGTCGAACGTCGTCGCACCCGCGACACGCAGCACAGCGCCCAAGAAAATCGTGCTGACGAAGTCACAGGTCGAAATCGCCAAGCGTCTTGGTGTTCCTCTGGAACTCTACGCACGTAAGGTAGCGGAAGAAATGAGGAAATGAACATGGAACAGATGGAAAACCCCCGTGCACCCCGTGCACTGAAAACTCGTGAGTCTGCTGAGCGTCCCAAGTCTTGGGCGCCACCCCAGCTTCTGCCTGACCCCAACCCGGAGGAAGGCTATGCGTTTCGCTGGATTCGTATCAGCACCATGAACCAAGCTGATCCTCGTAACATTTCTGGAAAACTCCGCGAAGGTTGGGAGCCTGTCAAGGCAGCTGACCACCCCGAAATCCGTTTGTTCGGTGAAAACGACACTCGTTTCCCTGACGCGGTGATTGTGGGCGGCCTGATGCTCTGCAAAACACCTGCTGAGTTCGTGGACCAGCGTAATGCGTACTACGGCAACCAAACCGAGACGCAGATGCAGTCTGTGGACAACAGCTTCATGCGCGAGGGTGATGCTCGAATGCCTCTGTTCAAGGAGCGCAAGTCGACTGTTACCTTCGGTAAAGGTATCTGACACTTTTTTGGAGTCCAAACATGGCATATCCCACCGTTTCGGCCCCTTACGGTTTCCAGCCTGTCAATCGCATTGGCGGCAATCCGTACGCTGGGTCCACTCGTCTCGTCCCGATTGATTCGGGCGCAATGTATGACGGCGATCTCGTTGAGTTGCTGGCATCTGGTAAATGCAAAGTTGTTGCTGATGGCAGCGCTGCCCCCCAAGCTTTGGGTGTGTGCGTTGGCGTTCAGTACACCAACAGCATGGGCCAAACCGTTCAAGCTCAGTACGCTCCCGCCTCTGGCGTGACCAATGCTGTGGCTTACGTTGTCGATGATCCAACCGCCCTGTTCAAAGTGGCTGTTGTGTCTTCTGGCACCACCATGGGCTCTCTGGGCCGTGCAGCCGTGGGTCAAAACACTTCGGTTGTCCTGAACTCTGGTAGCGCCACCACTGGCGATTCCGCTCAGGCTATCGACGACACCACGAACACGACCGCAACCCTGCCCATCCGCATCGTTGACGTGGTTCCTGAGACCGCCACCGCTGCTGATACGTACGTGGAAATGATCGTCAAGATCAACACCCACACCTACAACAACACGACTGGCATCTAAGGAGTAGATCATGGCAATTAGTCGCGCACAACTGCTCAAAGAACTGCTCCCCGGCCTGAACGCTTTGTTTGGTCTGGAGTACGCTCGCTACGGCGAAGAGCACAAAGAAATCTACGAAACCGAAACTTCGGAGCGTAGCTTTGAAGAGGAAACCAAGCTGTCTGGCTTCTCCGCCGCTCCGGTGAAGAACGAAGGCTCTGCCATTGCTTATGACAATGCGCAGGAAGCTTGGACTGCTCGTTACAACCACGAAACCATCGCCATGGGCTTCTCCATCACGGAAGAGGCAGTGGAAGACAACCTGTACGACAGCTTGTCCAGCCGCTACACCAAGGCTCTGGCTCGTGCCATGGCATACACCAAGCAGG